GTTGGTTAGTAAAGTATATGATGTATTTACGGGGTTGGGTGAGAAAAAAGAGACACTGACATCGGGTGATTTATGGTCAATTAATACACAACCCTTCCCTGAAAGCCATTTTGCAGTTTTCCCTGAGAAGTTGGTAGAGCCGATGATTAAAGCAGGATGTCCTCAACAGATATGTAAGAAGTGCGGGAAGGCAAGAGTGAGAATAACAAATAAGAATTATGAACCCACAAGGCCAGGAAACACTGGGACAGGTAAAAGCGGGACTGACATAGACCCAAATAAGTCCCTACATGAGCGGGATATTACAAAATATAGAATGCGTATTGTATATGAGACTGCTGGCTGGACTGATTGCGGGTGCAATGCTGGCTGGCGGGCTGGCGTTGTGTTAGACCCGTTCATGGGTTCGGGAACAACGGCGTTAGTTGCCCTAAAGAATGCAAGGAACTTCGTAGGTATTGAGGCCAATCCTAAATACATAGAGATAGCAATGAAGAGGTTAAAGCCCTATTTGCATTTAAAACGCTTAGATGACTTTAAAGAGGAGGTGGATTAAATGAAAGATAAAAGCGCACCAGAGCCAGATATTAAGGGCGTTTATAAGGTTGAGCGCCTGGAAAGTAAAACCAATCGTTGGGGCAATATATACCAGAGCCTCACGCTTAGCCGTGCCGGGGAATCCTTAATAACTCAGGTTTTCCATTCTGAGATATGGGCACCATTTAAGGGATTCTTTCCAGCCGTTGGTTCTCTGGTTTATGTGGAACTCTGGAAAGACCTAAGAGATGGCCACGAATTCTTAAGGCCGCTCGTAATACGCCCCGCAACCCCTGAGGAATTAGCGGGCTTTAATAAGGAGACGGCACCAGAACCAGAGGGACAGGAAAGCGCCGCCCCCCATGCGCCGGACACCAGCAGGGAGGCCGTGATTGCCCGCTCGTTTGCAGTATTGGCGGCCGCTCAATCCCCACAATTAAACGACCCCTCTTTTAAAAAATTCCCTATCGGTTGGTTTGTTCAATTGATGGAGACAGCGGAGCGCATAAGGCATTATATAGAGACCGGGGACACAGAATATAAAGAGGCTGAGGACACAGATTAAACCCCTTTCCCCTATTCTTTTTTTAGATATTCAGAGCAATAGACTTATAAACAACCTTTCCTTTATCATGATTGCGGGGTTTGCGGGCCAGCGCCCCGCCCTCTCCTTTTTTAAGGTTGTGTTTATGAGTTGATTAAGTCTTTAATGTTATAGAGTTATACACACACACAGAACCTATACACACACACAACCAATTAAGTTATACTCTTTATCCTATCCTATCCTATCCTAAGAGGATAAAACTTATATACCTTCAATGTATGCCGCTCTCATGGCCCGCAAAATAAGATTAGACACGACCCTAAGCCCTGAGGTATTGAATATTTTAAAGGAATCAGCACCCAATAAGCAAAATGGAGGCATGGGGGCTTATATTGAGAGCGCAATTTTAGATAAAGCCCTTTCCGAGGGGGATTTAAGAGCGCTGGAACTTAAAGAGCGTTATTTAAACGCTAAAAAAGAAGCGCTAAGCTCAGAGATTGAAGCGCTCAATGCCCTGATGGTTGAAGTTGAAGCGCAATTAAGAGATATAGAAGCGAGGCGCTTATCGGCTCTTAAAATACAGCAATCTAAGCAGGCCTTTATATCAGAAATCAAGGGCTGGATTAATGAATATGAGCCCTCGGTTTATTTGACCCATCCCAATAAGCGGAGAATTGATAAAGGGGGAAAGTCAGATTTGCCAGATTGGTTATATAGGTATTTGGAATATGACGAGGGGGATGTTATGGCGGCCTCTATGGCTGATTTTATGCAGAGATATAAGGGGCGCATTATTACGCTAAAAAGGAAAGCCAATCGCTCTTTAATACAAATAACAGATGAGGACATTAAAGCGCTCTATGAGGACTTGAAGCGCTCAGAAATCGCCCTAATGGTTAATAAAGCCAATAAGGCGGAATTGGAAAGAATGGAGCGGGCAATAATGAAATATGAAAGCAGGGCGGGGGCGGTTGATTGAATCGTAAAGAGAAGTTAAGGCTTAATCTGGATGTCCTGGCCGCCGTGGTTGAGGACTTGCCCGAGTGGTTTAGTGCCCGCTATGTTATAAACGGCCTGGCCAATTCTAAAAAATCAATCCCAGCGCCGTTTAACCCCCATTATAGCATAGATAAACTTAAGCTCATGCTTTCGGCTGGCGCCCGCTCTGGATTTTTAGAGGCTAAGCGGGTTTATCTTTCAGGCTCTAAAAGCCGCAATAGAATTATGTTTTATCGGTTTAAGCGTTTTAAGGATGTGGTAAATATGAAAATACACAGGACAGCAACCAAAAAGGACATAGCGGCCATAAGGACCGCAGGGAAAGGGACCTTATGGGTCCCTATTGAGTCGGTAATATTGAGCAACCAGCGCTTAACCTTGCATTGCAGGGTTAAAAGGGCAACGCCCCCGGAAGCGCTCCCCCCCTCTGATGTGCCTGAATATGTTAAGGCGGCAAATATTGCCTATGTGCGCCTTGAATATGTGCCATATGCCGCTTATGAGGGCGGAGACTATAAATTATTAGAGGAGGGCGGACTATGAGGACAGAGGCCATAATTGCGGATATAATAAGCAGCATTGAGGGGCTCTTAAAAAGTGATTCTGGCTTTAAGTTGCACGGCTCTAAAAGCATTATAGGCATAAATGGCATTAAGTTAATTGCGCTTAATCCTGGCCGTTTTGGCGTTGATATTCCAGAGGTGCCCTCTCTATTGCGCATTGATACGGGCGATTTTATCAGGGCTAAGTTTTTAGGCTCTAATCTTACATTAGTGTTTGAGCGATGCAGCCTTAGCATTGAAGCGCAAAAAGGCCATGAGTCCCAGCGCTTGAATATATCTTATAAATGCCCTCAGGAGGCGGTAAATTGAAGCGCTGGGTTATGAGCCTGACTTATGCCCCTAAAATAGAGGCCGTGCGCTCAGGAATGCGCTATTTGACCTTAACAAAGTTGGATAAAGAAGGGGAATATCAGGGCCAGGTTATACGCTGGATTCCATGGGAGGAGGCTTAAGAGCAATGCCAGAGGCCGCCCCCGCCCCCTCTCACAAATTAGAGCGCTATAAAGTGGGCTTAGGGGAATTGATAAACGCTGATGCCCTTGAAGCATTAAAAACAATCCCCAATAACTCAATAGACACAATTATAACCGACCCCCCTTATGGCCTTTCCTTCATGGCTAAGGATTGGGATAAAGCCCTCCCGCCTATGCAGATTTGGAAAGAATGTATAAGAGTCTTGAAGCCCGGCGGAATCGCCTTAATATTTGGCGGACCCCGCACCTTTCACCGCTTGGCCGTATATATTGAGGACTCCGGGTTTATCCTTAAAGATATCCTAATGTGGCTTTATGGTTCTGGATTCCCTAAGGCTCAGGATATAAGCCGGCTCATAGATGAGCGGCTCGGTGCGGAAAGGGAGAGCATAGGTAAAGGCCAGAGCGGAAAGAGCAGGAAAGTTTTAAACGGGGCGCTTGACGGCTCGTTTGGTGGGGAATATGATATAACGGCGCCAGCAACCCCAGCGGCTAAGGCATGGAGCGGATTTAAGACCACAGCGCTTAAGCCGGCCTATGAGCCGATAATAATGGCCATGAAGCCCCTAAGCGGCACCTATGCGGAGAATGCGCTTAAATGGGGCGTGGCGGGCATGAATATCAAGGAGGCCAGGATTGGCAACGATGTTATAATGACTAAGGGGGATTCAAAAGGATATAATGGCATTGGCCTGAGCGGTGGGGTTTTTAAAGAGCATGTGGGGCGCTTTCCGGCCAATATCATATTAGACCCAGAGGCCGCCGCTATGCTTGACAGTCAGGCGGGGAATTCTAAGAGCGGACCATTGGGATTTAAAAAGATTGGCTGGCGCCATTCAAATAATACAGGGGAGGCCATGCCTATTTTATACCAGCCACAGGGCTTTAATGATTCTGGCGGCCCCTCACGCTTTTTTTATGTGGCTAAGGCCTCGCCCTCAGAGCGGGGGGATAACCCGCACCCAACCGTAAAGCCTCTTAGTCTAATTGACCATTTAGTTAAACTCACTAAGACCCCAACGGGCGGGGTTATATTGGACCCATTCGTCGGCTCTGGAACCACAGCGGAAGCGGCCGAGCGGAATGGGCGCCCGTGGGTTGGCATAGATATTAATAAGGAATATATCCTTTATGCCCTTGAGCGCCTTAAGAAGTGGAAAGGACAGAGCCGCCTTAATGCCTGGGTGGCTGAGCGGTAAAGCGCCAACCTTAAGAGCTGGTCCGGCAGCGGGTCCGGGGTTCAAATCCCCGCCCAGGCTTGCACTTGCATAAGCATTATAAACATATACGCCAATATGCTTATATGTTAAAAAAAGAGCCAATAAATGGGAATAGGTGATTATATGGTAATAATGGACTTAAGCGATAAGGTGCTGGGCCATACGATAAAGGTCCGCAGGCGCAGGCTTGCCGTATTGCGCTATTTATTGCGGGGCTATAGCGCACCTGAGGCCTTAGAAGAATTACAGCGGCTCCCATGGTGGGAAGGCTGGGGGGTTGTGGCCGTGCGCTCAGATATGAGGGCGCTAAGAGAGGGCATAAGGGCTTATGGCTCTGAGCTCCCAGAGGTGCAGGAGGCTATAAGTTGGGCGCTTGGCTATTATACGGACACAATAAAGGAATATGAGCATTTGATAAAGCGGTTTGAGAGGGAGGGGCGTGATGACCTGGCCATAAGATATCGGAACATGAGGGACAGGCTGGCCGAAAAGGCTTTTAGCGCTCTGGGAGTCAGCAATATAAACATAACGCCCGGCGGCATGGGCGGCGGGTCCTGGGAATCTGTTAAAGCCTTTTTCGGTATTGAGGACATGCCCGCCCCAGAGCCCCCTAAGCCCTCGGGCTCTAAGCGCTCAAAAAAGAGCAAAAAAAAGGGGGTTAAAAAACGGATAAAGAACGCTTGAGGCTTAATATCAGGCAATTCTTAAAGCAATGGGACCGGAGCCACGGCAATAATTGGGCTGGTCCTTATGCTTACCAGCTGGATTTAATGGTTGATATTGTGGGCTCTTTTTTAGAGCGCCGAGGGCGCACCATAACCGCCCTTTATCCCCGCCAATCTGGAAAGTCCGAGGCGGTGGCCATGGCGCTTTTTTATCTTATAGTATTGAGTGCAGCGGGCGGCACACCTTGGCCGCTTAAAGCGGGCGTGGTTGCCCCCTCAGAGGGCCAAGCGCTCTTATTGGCACGGAAAGTTAAAGGTAAATTGGCGCTCATGGCGCCAGAACTTAGACAGCGGGGAATAATCCCCATTAAGGATTTGGAGCGCTGGCTTGAATATCCGGGGGGCACGCTCTTAAAAGCGCTCCCTGGGAATAAGACCGCCCATATTGTAGGCGAGTCTTTCAATCTTATAATAATTGATGAGGCCCAGGACATAGAGGACCAGGTTAAAAGCGACCGTATTGACCCTATGGGTGCGCACTATAACGCTCTTAAAGTCTATATGGGCACGCCGGGTTATACCCCTAACTTTTTTTATACGGCCTTGGGGGACTCAACATTAAAGCACTATATCACAAATACCGACGATGTGGTTAAACATAACCCGCAATATGGCTTATATCTGGAAAGACAACGGGCGGAATTGGGGCCAGATTCCCCCGCATACCGACGGCAATATGGCTTAGAGTGGTTATTTGATATTGGCCAACCAATCACGCCCCGGGATATTGCGGCCATGCAGGAACGGGGACCGCCTGAGGCTCTGACATATTCAGAGGCCCCCGCATGGGTTGGCTTGGACTTGGCTAAATATGACGATTCAACGGTCGCCACGGTTGTTATAGAAGACTCAGAGGGCCGACCATTTATTGCCTCATGGGTTGAATTGAGGCAAATAGGTTATGAGGCGCAATTACAGGAACTCTTAAGCCTTTTTGGCCGCTTTCCATTCATTCAGAGCATAACGGCGGACACCACGGGCGCCGGCGACCCCGTGATTGAATGGTTTAAAAGCGCACGGCCAGATATACCCTTTAAGCCTTTTATATTCTCAATGCCGGGGAAAGACGCCCTTTATAAGGAATATCTCCGGGCAATAGAGGACCGGCGGCTATTATTGCCCCAGAGCGCCCCAGATATTGCAATAACCCCTCGGGCCTTGAGCCTCCAGCAGTCCTTAAAGCGCTTTATATCCCAGAATATAACCTTACAGCGTGAGGTAAAGGGGCAATATATGAGCATACACCACAGGCCGGGCGGTAATGATGACTACCCCGACAGCGCCGCCCTTGCCCTCTGGGGATATTTGAACCGTGCGCCAGAGCCCACAGCAACCATAATAAAGACCCATAGAGCGCCGCCGACCTTAGGTGCCCGTGGGGATAAATTCAGCATTTAAACCACCATATCTTTAAATAGTCGTGCGCCATATATCTATATTGGGTTGCACTTATGGGATTCCTGAGCCGGTTCCGCCATGGAGAGGCCTCCATTGAGGATAAGGGTTATAAGAGCGCCCACGCCCAAGGGCGCACTATTACGCCCCGTTATGGAGACTCTGGATTTACCCGCCCTCTTATGTGGTCGGCATATCTAAAAACAGCGCCGTTAAATGCGGCCATTAATACGATTGCGGAGACAGCAATAAGTAAAGGGTTCTTATTTGAGGACCAGGCTAAGGGCGCCCCGCTCAGCCAGAGCCAAAAAATTTTAAGAGATAAAGCAGAGGCGCTTTTAAATTCCCCGGGCGGACTCTTAACGGGCTCTGAATTTTTAAAGGGCATAATTCTAAGCCTTGAGATATTCGGCGATGCTTGGGTTGAAGTGCAATATAAGGTTTTAAAGAATCTGAACGGCCAAGTAATAGGCCGTGAGCCCTTTAAACTCTGGCTATTGCCCCCGCAACAGATGACTATAATACAGGACCCTAAGAGCGGGGATATAATAGGATATAAGCAACAGCCGGGCAATGGCCAGCAGAATATAGATTTTGAGCCGGGGGATGTAATACATATCGCCCTTAATCCTGGCCCTGGTGCGCATTACGGAACCCCTCCCATGGTGGCGGCCAAGGCTCTTATAGCAACATGGCTTAGGGCCATAGAATACAACCACGACTATTATTTTAACCATGGTCGCCCTAAGGCTCTTATTAACCTTGGCGATGTGCCTAATCCAGCAATAGAGCGCCTTATAAATCAGATAAAAAGCGACATGGATTCAGAGGCCGGCGGTTATACATTCATAAATACGCCCCAGATGACGGTCGCCCCCCTCTCAGATTCTAATAAGGACATGGAGTTTAACGCCTTATTGCGCTATATGGAGACCCGCATTTTATCAATTTACAAGGTGCCACAGATTAAGATAGGCATAAGTGAGACCGGCGGCGCTGGAATGATTACAGGCACAACCCAGATAAGCGCTTTTTATGATTCCATAGACGCCTTAAACGCCCTTCTTGAAGCGGCCTTTAACAGATTCTTTAAAGAGCGCCTGGGCCTGACACGCTATAAATTTAAAATCAGGTCCCCCCGCCCCCTCATAGACCCCAGCCTAATAAGTGCCTATGGGCTCTTACTTGATAAGCAGGCCTTAACGCCCAACGAGTTAAGGGATGTTATAGGCCTCCCCCCATTACCCAACGGGGATAAGACCATAACACCAGCCGCAACGGCGCCCGCTTTATTCTCTCAGGCTGAACCCCAGCAATCCCTCCTTAATAAAAAGGCTCTGGGGGGAACTCTCACCCCCAGGGCCGACACGGTGGGCGGTGCAGGCACGGAAAGCGCAACAGGGGATAATATAACCCCCCACACTTTCAACACACCAGGGGGCATTTATAACGCCGCTCAGGACATAGCGCACCAGAACGCCGAGCAGTTGAAGGGCGATATCATTGCGGGCATAAGGGCGCTATATAGGCGCACGCTTGGGGATTCCCAGCGCTCAGAGCATAAGGTAATAAACCCAGATACCTTTAAGGGCGAGGTGCAGGGAATCATAGATAAGGCCACGGGCGCACTTATAGAGCAATCAGCGACCCAGAGTATAGATTTATGGCTTGAAGGGGAGGCCAGCATAAGCGGCACCCCGCCGGACCCTGACGCTCTCCCTAAGGACCTTTTAGACTCAATCAATCAGGACTTAGGCATAAAGCCCATTAAGACTTTTAGCGCAGATTTAGCGGACCAGATAAACGACCTTATAGATTCCACAATTGCAGAGGGCGGTATAAGCCTTTATAAACTCACTTCAACCATTGAGGATAATATACCCGAGGTCCTGGAATCTGAGCAATGGAAGTTAGAGCGCATAGAGCGCACCCGCTTTAATCATATAGCCAACCGTGCCCGGGTTAATTCAATGCAACGCATGGGAACTAAAGCATATAAGCGTATAGGCGTTAGGGATTCCAGACAGTCCGATATTTGCCGGGCTCTGGATGGAAAGATATTTAACATATCTGACACCCGCTATTTGCCCCCATCACATCCTAATTGCCGTTGTATAACTGCACCCCTGACAGATTCAGAATATAATAAAGCGCTTGAGGCCGGGCTTATAGTTGGCTCTGAGGAGGTGGTTTAATGCGCTTGGTATTTGACGCCGAGGAGATAAACGGCCTTGACGGCTTTATAAAGCAGATAAAAGACAAATACCCAGAGGCGTTTAAGGCGGGCGCCGGGGACTTCATGACACAGGTTTATAGGGAAAGTCTTAAGGAATGCCCGGCGGACACAGGCGTTTTAAGGGAATCTGGATTATTGGACATTAAAGAGGGCGCAATTACCATAAAATACACGGCGCCCTATGCGGCGGCGGTCCATGATGGATATAAACGCCATTGGGTCGCACCACGCCGCAGGAAAGCGCTAAGGTGGGAGGTTGGTCGGATTGCACGGCTAAGCGCACGGGCCCCACGCTCAGGGGCTAAGTTTGCATTTAGTAAAGGCCATTATGTCCCCCGCAATCGCCCACGCACAGAACCCCAGCCTTTCCTTTTAAGACCATTCCAGAGCGCTTTAAACCGTGGCGCATTGATAAAGGCGGTTATTAACAGAATGCAGGAGGTAAAGAATACATGACAGCGGTATTAAGTATAAGTGGAAAGTTTGAGCGCATAAGCAGCACACAGGCCACGCCAGAGGGCCAGCCTGAGCCCCGCATTATTGCCGGGCTTGCCTCAGTGCCCTCGGTAGTTGATTCTTACGGGACCATATTTACAGCGGAGGCCTTAGAAGAGGCCTTAAAGGATTTTATGACCGCACCCGTGTTAAGATTCCAGCATGAGACCCCAATCGGGCGGGTCCTTGCGGAATATGAGACCCAGAGCGGGGAGGTCCTAAAAACCGCCGTGCGCTCTGATGGCCTATTTGTGGTTGCAGAGATTGCCACAGGCACCCAGGCCGCCGATGAGGCTTGGGCGCTGATTAAACAGGAAGTAATAAACGGGTTTAGCATAGGCGGCCAGATTGAGCGGGAAAGCGATATTAAATGGGAGAATATAGACGGCGAGGATGTGGGCGTTATAACCCATTTTAGGCTCGTGGAAATCTCAGTAGTGGATTTACCAGCCAATAGCGCCGCCCGTTTTAAAGCCGTGCGCTTAGCGGATATATCAGAGTCCAGAGGTGATAAAATCACAGAGGAAAGACAGGGGGCAACCGCCCCAGAGGAACCAGCAACCCAGGCCCCAGAGGCCGCCCCTGACACAGCAACCCCGGACCTTACGGCCAGGGTTGAGACCTTAGAAGGGGAGGTCGCCGCCTTAGAGGGGGCACTTGGGGAACTTAGGGCAATGGTTGAGGCCTTGGCCTCTAATCAGAGCCCTGAAGAGCCAGCGTCGGATAATTCCGACCAGGTCCAGAATGCAGAGGAGGTAAAGGTTGAGCCAGAGCCCAGGCGGGGTATGGCGGTCGCAACCATTACCGCCGTAGAACCTAAGGACCTGAGACAGATAGACAGGAAAGACCTTTTAAAGGTCCTGGAAGAAGCAGGGAGGTTTTAACATGCCAATAGACATAAAGAGAGCCCTCACGGATTCGCCAGCAGCAGCCGCATTAATCCCAGAGATTAAGGCCGCTCTGGTTGAGCAGATAGCAGCCGAAAAGCGTTATATGCGCAACCTTGCGGTTCTCAATACAGAATTACAGGGCGGCCCAGGGGAGAGCATAACAATCGCTAAGATTGGCGGCCTTGACGCCCTGGAAATGCCCAATAGTGCAGAGGATACAACCCTAAGCGGCTCTGTTCTCCCAATTAGCGAGGTGCAAATAGCGCTTACACGGTTTAACGCCGTTGTGGATATAAGCCGTAATGCCCTCCAGCGCTCAAAAGCCAATCTTTACGATGAGGCAACCAGAGCGCTCGGGGAAGCCCTGGCTAAGAAAGAGGATACCTATATTATAAATAAGGCCATTGCAGGCGCAGGGCATATAATACGGGTGAATGACGCCCCCAACGATGACTCAATCACGGCGGCGGATGTGATGGACACGGACAGCATAAAGGCGGCCCTTGAAGCGCTGGAAAGCAACAACGCCCCCGAGCCCTATGTGGTTATAATGCACCCGCACCAGAAGGCGGCACTATGGGCCGACGAGCAGTTTGTAAATGCCAGCAAATACGGCAACAGCACCCCGGGCCAGAGCGGAGAGATTCCGGCGTTCCTTGGCGCCCAGATTCTCACAACAACCAATATACCCCATGCACAGAATAACAACAATGTAGAGGTATATAGTGGCTTAGCGCTCTCGGCCCGCTCAATTGCAGAGGCCTTAGGTGAGGATATAACCGTAATTGAGGCGGACCTTGCCCCGGCTGGTAAATTAGCGACCCGGCTTATTGCAACGATGAGCCTGGGCGCTGAGGTCCTGAATGCCCCATATACAGCGGTTATAAAGAGCGCCTAAATGTGCCCTTAGAATCAGGGGATAATATGAGCAAAAAAAAGAGCGGGGCGGAACCTAAGCCTAAAACATGGATATATACAGGGGATTACCCGACCAGGGCTGGCGGCGTTCTGGTTTATCCTGGCGGAAAGGTTAAGGCGGCGGTTAAGCCCGGAAAGAACTTTAAAGCGGCCTGAGCCGCTAAAAACCCTTTCCCATTTTAAACCCCTTAATAAGACAATAAGAGGCGATTAAATGGTTGATGAAGGAACGGCAACGGATAGGGTTTTAACAACCCAGGAGGCCCTTAACAGGATAAAGGCTATTGTGGCAAATATAGAGGCTGGACAGGGTGGGAACTCTGGGGACATTGCGGACATTAAGGCGGCCGTTGAGGCCATTAAAGCCGATTCAGATTTAAGCACCCCTGATATTGCGGATATTAAGGCGGCGGTGGAATCAATAGAAGGCGGCGGTGGCTGCACGGCGGATTATTTGGGATATGTGCGGATTGAGGGCTCACAGTTAGACCCCGGGGATGAGTTATATATAATATTCCCCAGCTCTGACCCGGGGGTCGTTCTTAATGGAAAGATTACAGATATAAGGGTTAAAGTGTTATTGGCCGAAGTCTTAGATAACACTTTTTATAAACTCCGCTCTGAATTGCAGTTTATAGACCATGATAATATCCCCCGTGCATTAGACCAGGGGCTTATTTTATGTAATGTGGATTACACGGGAGGTTTTAACCCCTCTTATTCAATCAGCGGATACCCTGGCGTTGAGTTTAAGGCGTTTGAAGCGCCGCTTTACGATGTGCCAGGGTATATAAAGCGCCCGCATGTTTGGATAAAAAACATTGGCGGGGACAGGGCATATATAACCACGATTGCGCAGTTTAATAAAAAGTGCGTGGAGGTAGTGCAATGAAACTAAGCGATAGAATAGCAGCAATAGAGGCCAGGGCCTCTTATGTGGCGGACTCTCTGACAGATACGGCGGACCCCACAGATTCCAGCGTTCATATAATCCTTTATCAGGTCCAAGGGCACAAAAAGCAATTAAACCCAGATGGGACTATGACCGATTTAGGTCCAGCCGACCCGGTGGATGTTAAAGAGGTTTGGCGGGTTTATAATGCTGGACAGGAAAGCGAGTATATTGAGCGGATAGCATGAGCGGGGAAAGAGAGTTAGGGCAATTGACCGAGGCGGTCCTTAATCTCAAGTCAGAGGTTAAGCGGAACTCTAAAAAGTTAGATTCTTTCCTTAAAACCTATGGGGAGGCTCAGTTAAACCATGAGCGGCGCTTAACGGCGCTTGAAGTGGAATTAAGGAATTTTAGGCGGGCGCCTTTCAGGTTCAGCGATGCCAGCAGGGAACTTAAAATAACAATAACAGTTAGCGGGGCGGCTGGATTTGCCGCCTTGATGGCTCTATTATTAAAGTTTGTAGGTGGTGGGTTATGAGATTTAGAAGCAGTGAATTCGTGCGGGTTGTGGCCACGAAAGCAAAAAAGCATATATTCTATAGTGCGCCCTATGACCGCATGGAAAGCACAACCGACATATATGCAACCTTTACGGGGAATGGGCACCCGCTCAATTTTATAAGGTTCCGACCGCCTGAGGGGGTGGATTGGTCCAGCGGGGCTTTTATATGCCTCACAATTAAAGAGGACAGCAGCGGCACAATTGTTTATAGCGATTCCATATCAGGGAGTTATTTAAGCGGCGTTGCGGCCGGGGACTATGCGGAAAGGGCAATAACAGATTTTATGCCCACGGATGGCGCCGATTATACCTTGCACCTTGCCCTTAAGGGCTCTGGCGCCCCGTGCGATGACTCAGCGGGGAGTAGTGCGGATTGGCCGCTTTCCCCTGACCCAGGTTATAAGATGGTTGGGGAATTGATGTTAAGGCCAGAGGCGACCCTTTATGATTCCACAGGTGCAACGATAACAGAGTATTACCCAGCGGCCTATATCGGGGATTATGGCGTTTATGAGGTTGGCACTAAGCCAGCGGGCTTTTATACCCTTTTAGTTGAAGGCATGGAAAGTGAGGCCATAAGTCTTTATGTGGGCTCTTGGACTGATTACATAGACAGCACTATAAGCAGCCGTGCCAGCGCCACAATTGAAGCGGATATAACAGAACTTAAAGGGGAGGTTGAGGACCCCAGCCACGGCTTAGCGGCCCTCAGAGACAACCAGGACCAGGGGATTATAAACCCGCTCAACGACTTAGCGGCCTCAGTTGGCACACCAGCGGCGGGCGATGGTGCGCTCCATGATAAAATAGGCTCATATTCCGGGGATTCAGGGGATAACAACAATATAAAAGACGATATCGCCAGCCTTTCCATAGCGGGCGCCAATGCCCGCCAGATATGGGAATATGCGCCAGATGGGACAGAGGGGGCCAATTCCACAGCGGATTATTTGACCCGTGGCACAGCAGCGGCGGATGGCTCTAAGGCGGACTTAGAGGATTCCAGCACAGGCCTAAGCGCAATAAAGGGCGCAATTGATGACATATTAACCCGCTTAGGCGACCCGGGCTCTGAGGATATAACCGCTCGGCTCTCTGGAATCATGGGGGAACTCATAGACTCCGGCCATGGCTTATCGGCTCTTAAAATCCTAATAGACGCCGTGCAGGATTCAATAGGCACGCCTGACAATTCAGCGGACACGGTCCTTTATAATATTAAAGTGGCCCTCTCTGATTTAGAGGACCCGGCGGATGGATTAAGCGCAATAAAGGGACAGGCGGACAGCAACGGCCTTAATATCTCAGAGGTATTAAACCGCCTTGGGCTTGCAGGGGACACGCCCACGGCGGGGACTATTTGGGGAGATATAAACGGCTTAGAGGACCAGGTCGCCCTTTCAATAACTAAGATTGACAGCATTATAAGCCGCCTTGATTCCACAGCTTACGGCCTGAGCGCTATTAAGAGCGCTATAGATAGCGCCATAAGCAACCAGGGGGATATAAGCACCTATGGCACCTTAACGGCCCAGAGCCAGAGCATAAAGGCCATATTAGAGGACACGGCGCACGGGCTAAGCGCATTAAGGGGAATCCTTGATAACATAACCGCCACGCTTGGCACGCCGACGGCGGGCTCTATCTCTGAGGACATAGCGGTTAATCTCCAAAACATTAATGCACTTGATTCTGAAATAACGGCGATTCAGTTAGATATAACAGAACTCTTAAACGCCATTGGAGACCCTGGCGCTGAGGACATAACCGCCCGCCTTATTGCGCTCAGTGCGGATATTACCGCCATTCTTTCCAGCCTTGGCCCCTATGATATCGCAACCGTGCAGGAAAAGCTCGGGGATTATGATGGCGTGAGGACTGAGACAGGCGGTATTTTATTAATGGGACATAGGGTTAAAGATGACATGGAGAGCATAAAGGACACGCTCATAAGTGCCCAATTCCCCGGGTCGGGGCAATATCTCAACACCCAGGGCGGTTATTATGCCAATAACCAATTTTACCCCGTGGGCTCTGGCCCCGTAGTTAATGATTCAGGCGCAGCGGTTGAAGGCGCCAGAATAACCGCATTTGCCGACTCAGATGGGGATGGGATATTTGAGCGGGTTTTAGCCCGGGCTTATTCCGATGCCTCTGGAATGTGGCAAATGGCCTTAGACTCTGGCTTTTATCTTTTATCGTTCTATAAGCCCGGCTATTTGCTTAAGTATGAATGGCGGGTTATAGACCCCGACAATTCAGGCTTACAACCGCCGGCCCATGCGCCAACAGGGGCGGACTTGCCAGGCGGAGGGGGTGGCTTAATTTGACCGTATTAACTGAGGACATAGGCCCCGGCTATTGCAGCGTTGAGGATGTGCGGGCGCTTGGCATAACGGCGGACATATTGGCGGCCTCATATATAGAGGTTTTAATTGCCCGCACAGCGGACCTTATGGATTCTTATTTAGGTGGGACCTTTAAACTTCATGAGGTCCAGGAATGGATTTTAAGCAATCATGGCACCGGCCGCCTTATTGTTAGTGATTACCCCATTATAGAACTCTTAGGGGTTAAGGTGCGCTATGCGCTCAATGAAGCACCCATAGAATTAAGCATATTTGACCCACAGACAGGGGAGGGCGTAATAAGGTATAAGGGGAAATCTGGAATTATAGAGCGCATAGATGGCGGAATATTCCCAGAGCCCCCAGGGGCGACATGGTTGCATTATACTGCGGGCTATGAGCCTGAGGACATGCCGGGGATATTGAGGGACATAAACGCCCGCCTTGCGGCCGCTTATTCCTTAATGCAGATTGACGGGGACATAAACCCACAGGGCTTAAGCAGCATTGGGGAGGGGGCTCTTAGCCTTTCCTATGGTGGCAATAATCAAAAAGCGGCGGCCCTATTAGAGGGCTGGAAAGAGGCTTTAAGCCCAATCAGGAGGCTAAGTTATGGGAGCCTATAGCGCTTTATTTGATGGGTTCTTAAATGAATTTAAGCAGCAAATAACTATAATCCCCAGAGAGCGGGGCAACCCTGATTTAAAGGGGCGGGCGGTTTGGGTTGAAGGGGAACCATTCCAGGAGTTGGCCATTGTGCAACCAATCAGCGAGCCCATAGAGGCCGGAGAGCGCACCCAGAGCATAAGCGAAGGCTTGAATATCTATATAAAGAGAGACGCCAATATAAGAGCACAGGACTTAATAGAGATTGCGGGCCGGCGCTATGGGATATTAACCCTTCATAAAACCGACTTGCAGATTGAGATAGCAGTAAAGGAGGCTAAGACATGAAAATAAGATATAACCCAAAAAGGGAAAATATAGAAGTAGAAGAGGACATAACGGGCGACGGAAAGGCAGATATAAGCGTTAAGGTGCGGGTTGGCGCACTTTTAAAACGCTATAAAAAGCATATAAGCGGCGCTGGGCTCATTCTTATAGCCCTTGAAGCAGCGCACGCCTTAGGGTGGATATAATGCGAGACCTGGACCCAGAGCAGATATTAATAGACACGCTTAAAGCGCAATTCCCAGTAGTGCCTATATATGCAGGTTGGCCCGGCTGGGTTGTGCCCCCTGGCTTAGAGATAACAACCAATCTTATAAGCATAGACCCCGATTATAATCAGGACTTGACAGGCCAGGGAATCGGCGTAATATCTGAGTTATGGGCCAATGTTTGGGCGCCAGATGAAGAAAGCGCCCGCTCTCAGGCGACGGCGGTCGTAAATAGCCTTAATCTAAGAGAGATTCAGCCGGCCAATGGTGCGGCGGCTTGGTTCTTGGTCCAATCAGTGAAGCCACAGCACGAGCCCGCCCCAGAGGGCACCATTTACAGGTTTATAATTGACATTCAGTTAAGAACTCATGAGGAGGTTTAAAATGAGCATATTAGGCGGAAAGGAACACAGAGCGGTATTTATAGATGAGCCCACGGTCGGCGCCCCGCCCAACGGCACCGAGTATTATTACCCCGGGCTATTGAAGGAATATAAATTAACCCATGGCTTGAATATCACAGATTTAACAGGGCTGGGCTCTGAATGGCCGCAGGGGTGGAGTAAAGAGGGATATAACCCAGCGCTAAGCGCAACCATACAACCAGCGGGCGAGCATTTTTATAACCTTATAAGCCCCGCCCTTGATGACAATATTAAAAGTCAGACATGGGAGATTTGGAAAGGGGCAGCCAGCCCAGGCGGATATAAGGCGGCTCTGGCAATAGGTGCGGTGCATAAGGGCATAACGCTAAATAAGGAGGGCTATACAACGCCCCTTAGCCTCTCTATTGACATGATTGCTCGCTATATTCAGATTACGGACCAGATGGCGGGCGCCAGCTCAGAGTATAAGGGATTTGTAGGCTCAAATAACAGCCCGCTTTATGTCCAGCACCCAGAACCAGAAATAAAGCCCTGGCTGGGTGCGCATGTGCGGGAGGTCGTTAAGATTGACGGGGCGGAAGAAACCCCCGCCCCTCTGAGGTCCTGGGCCTTGCAGATTACGAGGGATATAAGCGCTTACATGGGCCGTTTAACCGGCGCTGATGGGAATATATACACGCTCCCCGCAGCATATTCAGAGCAAAAAGCCACAGCGGCCCTTATAATCAATCTTGGGGCTAATAATTGGACATGGTGGGAACGCTCTTATAATGGGGAACCTGTGGAATATGTGGATTTAATCTTTACACCGCCGGGCGGGCTCTCTGGCGTGCCTTCTAAAAAAATCAGGCTCTCAAATGGGATTATAAAGCCGTTTGACCTTGATATTAAAGAGTTGTCGGCCTTAGAATACCCCGCACGCTTAGAATTTGAGGGGGTGGAGTTGTTAAATGCCTGAATTTGATTTAGGGGCTTTCCTGGCGGGGCGGGTGCGCCGTGGCAAAATCTCAATCCCTGGGGCTGGGGATATAGAAGTTAAGGAATTAGGGGCCATAGAGCGACTTAAAATTCTTGCGGAATTTGAAGAGGCGCACAGGGCAATAATGGAGATGGAACCCGAGTTAGTCTTAATATATGAGCGCATAGCCGCAGGAAAGGCGGAGCCTGAGGATTCTTTTAAAGTTGCCCGCTTTAACGAGATTGCAGCGCCCTATTATTCGGCCCTGATTTCGGCCATAACCGTTAATCCAAATTTAAGCCCTGAGGATGTGCAGGCGCTCTTTAATGCCTTAAAGTCAGATGAACTTAAGGAATTCATAGACCAGGCGAGCGCATATTTCGCACCGCCAGACATTGAGGATTTAAAAAAAAACCATATTGGCGGGACCTAAGTCGCACCGTGGAACTCTGGGCCGCATACCCGGCGCTTATGCCCTGGGATATGGAGCGGTTAAGCATTGGTGCCTTTACGGTCCTTAGTTATATGCAGGACATAAAGCGCATTAAAAAGAGATTGGAGGCGCCATAAATGGCAGATAAAGAAGTTAAGGTTAAACTGACCCTACAGGATGACTACACCGATAAGGCCAACCAGGCCAGCGGAGCCACAGAGGACCTTAAGGAAAGCACGGAATCCTTAACCAATGCCCAGATGGCCGAGAATGTGGCCTTTATTGCCAATATTGAAGCGCTGGACAGATTCGGGGGGGCAATAAGTAAATTTAGAGGTGGATTAAGCGCCACGGGCTTAGTCAGTCAGGACACGGCGGAAAAGTTGGCTAAGGTTCAGGGGGCGATAGACATGGTCGCCGGCGCTGGGCAAATGTATTTAGTGATTGCCCGCCAGATGGCCAACGCCACACAGGCGCAAATAGCGGCTTATACAGGGCTTGCGGTTGCAGCGGGCGGCGTGGCGCTTGCATACATGGCGATAAACGCTAAGAGTAAAGAGCAACGGGCGCTTTTATCAGTTTTAACGGGTGCAACCCTTGGGCTTGCAGCGGCTAAATGGACACAGGCGGCGGCGGAATTCAGCGCACAGGTTGCGAGTTGGGGACCAGCAGCCCCAATCATTGCGGGAATTCTCACGGCGGCCATAGGTGGCGGCTTAACATATTTGGCCTCTCTGAAAGCCAGCGCCCAGACTGAGCCGGGCGAGGTGCGCACCGTGGAAAAAACGGGGGTGGTTCTGGTCCATGAAGGGGAGCAAATAGGGAGAGTCAGCGAGCCAGAGCGCACCAGAGCGCACCAGAACATAAATATAAGCATAAATGGCTATTTGGCACCCGTGGATATGGACACGCTCGCAAATAAAATAAGTCAGGCTATTAGATGGGGGGCTTAAGCATGGCGGACATTACATTAAAGAGTTATTCAGAGAGCGGGGGAACGCCCCCGGGCGGAAGCAAAACCGTATATTTGGATATAGTCCAGAGCGCAACGCCCAGAGATGGACCAGAGATAAAGAATTTAAACCCGCTCTATGCCAGCGGCCCCGGCTATTCTGTTTATATGAGAGATAAAGGGCGGGCTTGGGACCTTAGCGGCCTTAATAATGCGCACCAATTAACCGATTTAGCAGATGGCCTTAAATGGCTCTGGAAAGTGCAGGCCATAAACTCCAATTTACCGCCAGGGATTCAGGAACTTAGCGGCAAATATCTAAGAATTGAGGCCATAGCCCGACCCGTGCGGGTTGATACGGACTTAATAGAATGGCAAATAAGCGCACGGGAGGTTAAGCCGCTATGATTGAATTTAAAATCGGGCTTGGTTCTGGGGAATTTGGAGCCATGGCGGAAGGGCTGGTATTGGATTATAAGGTAAATCTTGCCCTGATAAACAGCAACGGCCAGAACGCCGTCCAGGCGGTCCTTAACTATAAACTAATGGAGCGGCTGGGACATAGCATAAAGAAGGGGGACTTTTTAAGGGTTTATTCCGATATCAGCGGCTCACAGGCCATTATATTCAGGGGGATTATAACCGATATTAACGGCGCCCCTGATGGCACCACAATAACGGTTAATGCCTTAAGCATGGATTACAGCCTTTCCACAAATGCGCCCGCCATGATTGGAGCCCATAGCGGATTATATCAATATCTTACATTAACAAAAGGCCAGGCCTCTTTAAATGGCCCTTGGCAACCCGGGCCGATGGTTGTTTATAACCCCTCTGGTTCTGATATTTGCCCCTCTGGCGGTTATAAAGAGGGCGTGGCGGATTGGGAATATATAACCAATTGGGGGAAGGGTGCGCTTATTTACATTGACTCCCCCGCCCCTCTATTAAATACCGATTGGGTTTTTAGCGTGCCATTAGCGAGAGAGCCAGGAACCACGGGCACAACCCCGGCCGTAAATCTGGAACTCTGGGAGGGGTTGGCCATTGAGGGCGGTCAGATAAAGACCTTTCCCCGCTTGGGCTCTAAAATTGCCAGCACGACCCTAAATTACGACTCCCTGACAGAATATAACAGCAGCGCACCGGTCCAGAACTTTTTAAGGAATCTGACCTATTCCGGGAAACTTTACAGCGGCCGCCCCTATTACCTTATAATCTCTATAACTGATTCCAACAATACAAAAAAAGTTTATCTGGCCAATCGTGCGCAGGATTCAGATTATAGAGATATGGGCTTATTTGTGGAATATAACAGCAGCGGCGATATAAATTCATATTCCCCGGATGGCCCCGCCCCAATGGTGCGCCTTACACCATGCCCCCCAGATAAGGCGGCGGATAAATCTTATTATTACGACAAGGCGACGGATAAAACCATATTGCGCATTAAGGGGGATTCCCCGCCCGATGGCTCTTATTTATTTGGTCCCCTAATCCCCGCAAATAACACAACCACAAGGGACATTATAAAGCGCTTGGTCCAGCTCAATAATGCCTTTTATGCACCGACGGGCTATGATTCACTAAATACGAGGCTGGACATTGGAGGGATTGCGGGCGGTGCAGGCTTACAGCAAATAAAACATATTGCAGCCCTTGAAGGCTGGGATATTTGGCCCTCTGGTTTTGACCCCCGGGGAGTTATGGGCGGTTATGCGGGGAACTATTACAATATAAGCACCTTGCCAATTGCAACCGCTAAATCAATCTATAACGGCGTGGATTATGACTTTTACGGCAATAATGGGGATATCTTGGATATGGCAATAATGCCCCATGTCCGACCAGACCCCGCAGCCAGGATAAAGTTAAAGGATTCCGGAGCTGGCGATATCGTTGCGCCTTTATTCTATGACTTGATAGGTTCCAGTGGTGCGGATTTTTACCCCCTGATGTCGGATTTGCCAGCGGCCGCCACAGATTTAAGGGCAATTATAGACTCTATAAGCGCAGCGCTTGAATATGATTTAAAGGGCGGCACAATAAAGATTAGGGGGCATCGCCCCGAGATTCTTGGCGCAATTATAAGATTACATGGCACAGCCCACGATGGGAATTATAAGGTTTATGCGCTTGATTTAAACCCAGATAAGACCACAACCTTATATCTTAACAATATGCCGCCTGGCGTTTATAGCGCTCTTAAAGCGCAATTTGAGCCAATAAGGCCGCCAGATTTAACAGGCACAGGCGCACCGATTGCACTTTCCATTTGGGGAAAGATATCGGGTTTTGAATCGTTTGACAGCGTGGCGCTTTATGCCGATGGCGCTTATGGTCCAGAACTTGGGGACTCTTTCATTAAGGACCTTGGGGAGGTGGATATAAACGGCGGTAAAGCGCACTATTACCTTTTAACTTTCAGCGCTCGCCACGCCTTGCCATGGGACCCGTGCCCCTCTGGGAGTTGTAGCGACCAGCATTATAAAGCGCTCTTGGATTTACAGCACCCGGGCGCATTTACCCCCTCATGGGCGCCATATTTTAAGACCCTGGATAAGATAAGACTCAATACCACAATAAACGGCAACACGGGCCAACATAGATATTTTAAGGTGCCTGGCGCCCCTGATTTAATCCCAGGACAGCGCTTTAATGTCCTTATTCTGGTGCATTTTTGATAAATTTATTAATGCTTAATGCTTATATCCGACGGGTGGCGTTTATTGCGCCATGCACCGGAGACCTTAATCGGTTGCCATTTACCACACGCCCCCCGGGGCGGCCACGGTGCCCGCCCCTCAATTCGTTTTTAACTTTTAAGCATTAATTGAGGCCACGAGCCTATTTAAAGGAGGCTAAAACAATAAACAATAATTTACAATATGTGATTATGTCCCATATTTGGGAAGCCTTTAAATACTTTAATGCCTTTACCCTGGGTGGTGATAAAATGGCAACCAAAAAACACACAACCAAAAACCCCGCCCCCGTGGCGGATGTGAGCGATGCCGTGGCCCCTCGCCATGGCTGGGATGAAGAGACCGAAAGACGCCCCCGACTTCTGGGCTACCACTTGGAAGCGCTGGAAAGGGGAGAGGCGGTAAATATCCCCGAGCCCCTCTATAGGAAAGAAAAGGCTAAGCTGGAACAATATTTAGAGTGCCCGACCCATGTTATAGGGCATGGCTCTTGGGGGAATATGATAAGAATACAAGCCTATGTAGAGATAAGCCCGGCGCAATTGCGCCGGGCCCGTGATGACATGGAGGAGGTGGCCTAAATGGCTTATTACCGCTATAATCTGGAACCATACGCCGGCGATGACAATATCCTTATGTGCAAAAATGACAATAAGGGCCTCTGGGTGCCGGTTATGCCTGGCGACCGCAATATTGGGGGCTTAAGGGACCCCGTGGTTATTGAACCAGCGTTATTTAGGCGCTTGGTCCTTTATCTTAAGCGCCATGGGCTCAAGCGTATAAAGATGTATGGCGACGATGCGGTCCCACAATTCTCGGCCCTATTACCGCACCCCGATAAATTGGAGCGGTTTTTTATGGGGGAAAGCCTGAGGCTTGAGGCGCATAAGGTAGGAATGGCCGCTTATAAATATGGCGGGGATTTTGCCAGACATTGGGGGCAATCCCTGATATATGCCGATTTGGACAATATGGCTGCCATGCGTGCCGCTTTCCCTTATCTATGGGAGAAGTATTTATCTATGGCGCAACAGCGAGGGGGGATGGAATGAAGGACCTAAACTCCTTTATAAATGGGGGATATTCCCCCTATTCCCCTAAGGACCATAATAAAGAAGCCTTGACCGCCAATCAGGATAAGAGCCCAGAATTTTTAAAAGGATTGGAAGCGGGGCTCGTGTTTGCGCTTGCGGAATTGGACCGGGCGGCGGAGATTGCGCTATTTATTGACCAGCGGGCGGACCTTTCCAGAATCCGGCGGGTGGCCGCATATATCAGAGAGGTCGCACAGGATATCGCCGCCGCTAAGGAATCAGAGGGCGCCACAGAACCGCCGCAGAGCGCACCAGAGGGCGCAAATAAATCGCCAGAGGATAAAGAGACCTTGGGCATTAAAAAAGCGCCACAGGGCGCCCCAGAGCGCACGGCGGTTTATCATTTGAGAGATTTAACCCCGTTGCAATTCCCAGCGGTGCGCTCAATCTTGAGCGATCGCGGTTATAAAGTGCGCTTGATGGAAAGCATAGAAGAAGTTTATAAACTTGCGAAAGACCCCAGCGGGCGCATGGTGCGCATTGAATACCGTGAGGGTCCCAGCGCTGGGCGTAAATCAACCGTGCGAGCGGACAGGTTGAAGGCTCTTTTAAAGGAGGTGGATTAAATGTATAGGGATATAAAAAGGGACCTTGAAGCGGGCACCTTGACCATAAGGGAATATAGCCTTTATGGGGAACTAAAAGGCTCTTTAACCATAACTGAGGAAAGCGCCGCCCAGATATTGGCCGGAAAGACCCCGCCAGGCTATAGGGTCCATGAAGCGGGCGTCGGCCGTGTAATGATTGCGGCCCGTGATGGCTCAGGGCTGGTTATGGTCGCCCTTGAAGCGCTCAGGCTTGCCTTAAATCTTGAAGCCCAGGAGGTTGATTAAATGCGCCTGGTAATCTGGGAAGCAACCATAAAGACCCCGGCGGGCTCAGCGATTCTAATCATTGAGGCCAGCAGGGCCAGCACAGCACTAAGCCGTGCGGGGCGTTATATGGAAGAGGTTAAAAAGTGGCGGGTGCCCCGCATACACCAGAGCGGATTAAGCGCAATATATGGGCATATATCACTTTATCGGCTTAGCCCTCAGATGTTAGCGGACCCTTCTATAAAGGGCGAGCAGATTGGCCCGCATGTTTGGTTATTGGGACCAGCGCCAGAGTCCGGGGGGGTGGATTAAATGGAGCGCTTAGAGGTAAATAAAATATATCATGGAAATGCCTTAGAGGTCCTTAAGACCTTTCCAGCCGAATCTATTGACACTATAATAACTTCACCCCCCTATTGGGGACTGCGGGACTATGGAGAGGGTTCTAATACAATTTGGGGCGGGGCGCCCGATTGCGACCATGAATGGGATATAGGGGAATCAGGCGGTAAATTCTGTATTAAATGCGGGGCCTGGTATGGCCAATTAGGCTTAGAGCCAACGCTTGAAATGTATTTAGAGCATTTATTACAGATAACGGCGGAACTTAAGCGGGTCCTTAAAAAAGATGGCGTGATGTTCTGGAATCAGGGCGACAGTTATGGGGGGAGCGGTTGCGGAAAGGGGGATAAAAGGAACAATAATAAGCGGAGCCTTTCCATTCCCAACCTTTATAAGGATAAACCCAACCCCCAGCGTAAATTAAGGGCTAAAAGCTTAGTAATGCAGAATTACCGCCTTATTCTGCGCATGTTAGACGAGCAGGGCTGGATTTTAAGGAATATTGTTATATGGCATAAGCCGAACCACATGCCCTCCAGCGTGAAAGACCGCTTTACAAATGCTTACGAGCCCGTGTTTATGCTGGTAAAGTCTAAAAAATATTGGTTTGACCTTGACAGCGTGCGGGTGCCTCATGAGTTTATTGGTATTACAGATAAAAGACCCTATGGGGTCTTAAGGCAGAGGCTATACCCAAATAGCAGTTATAACAAATCTGAAGATTCGCACTTGAAACAATATCAAGCCACCAGAAAGAAAACTAAAGACGAGAGTTATAAGGCAGGAGGTGTGCGGAATGCACCAGAGCCGGGAGAGCCGAATGCTTTTCATGACAGAGGTAAGAATCCGGGAGATGTATGGGAATTTAAAGAAGACAAATACAGCATAGAAGTGAAAGACAAAGACGGAATCGTGTTCAGTGCAGCAAATATCCCGTTTGAGTTGGTTAGTAAAGTATATGATGTATTTACGGGGTTGGGTGAGAAAAAAGAGACACTGACATCGGGTGATTTATGGTCAATTAATACACAACCCTTCCCAGAAAGCCATTTTGCAGTGTTCCCTGAGAAGTTGGTAGAGCCGATGATTAAGGCCGCATGTCCTCAGCAGATATGTAGGAAGTGTGGGGAGGCAAGAGTGAGAATAACAAATAAGAATTATGAACCCACAAGGCCAGGAAAGAACACTGGGACAGGTAAAAGCGGGACTGACATAGACCCAAATAAGTCCCTACATGAGCAGGATATTACAAAATATAGAATGCGTATTGGATACGAGACTGTTGGCTGGACTGATTGTGGATGTAATGCTGGCTGGCGTCCTGGCGTTGTGTTAGACCCGTTCATGGGTTCGGGAACAACGGCGTTGGTTGCCCTAAAGAATGCAAGGAACTTTGTAGGTATCGAGGCCAATCCTAAATACATAGAGATAGCAATGAAGAGGATTAAGCCGTATCTGCATATAAAGAATTTGGATGAGTTCATGGAGGAATAGAGATGGAAGATATATACAAAAAAGCAATAGACAAATGGGGAAATGGGTCGCAAATAATGATGGCCATAGAGGAATGTGCAGAATTCATTAAAGCCGCCTCAAAACTTGGCAGAGAGATAAATGGATCTACCATAGACGATGTATGCAGCGAGATCGCTGATGTGGAGATAATGATGGAGCAAATGCGCATTATATTCCCCGAATCAGCAATAGACAAGTATAAAGAGGAAAAACTAAAGAGGCTGGCAGATAGGTTGGGGGAGGAATTACCATGAAGCCACCACTTAAAGCAGGTGCGCCAGACGATTTTCAGACACCACCAGAAGCAATATACCCATTATTGCCATACATCCCGAAAGGATGGGTTATATGGGAATGTGCTGCTGGACAGGGAAACCTCGTACGCGCATTTGAGAGAGAAGGATATGCTGTTATTGCAACAGACATTAAGACAGGACAGAATTTTCTCACGTATGAGCCTGCGGCTCGCTATGATGTGATTGTAACTAATCCGCCTTATAAGTATAAGCAACAGTTCTTAGAGCGAGCCTACGCCCTCCAGAAGCCTTTTGCTATGCTGTTACCACTCACTACATTTGAGACTGCTAAAAGACAGCAACTGTTTAAGAGATATGGGGTGCAGGTCATATTCTTTGATAAAAGGCTGAATTTTACCACTCCAAGCGGTAAAACAGGTAATGAAAGTAAATCGTGGTTCGCAACGGCGTGGTTTACATGGGGTTTAAACCTACCACAGCAACTGAATTTCGTTAAATTCGGTAAGAGGGCGAGCTATAGCGTGGGAAAGAGACTGACGGAGTTTTAACCGGTACCATAGAGGTCTGTTAGGTTTGGCCATTTGGTTATATCCCCGAAGTTGGCTATTAGGTCTGTTGGTTTTGTGCCTGCTGGTAGGTTTGGCATTGCACCTATGTCCGGTATGCCAGCAGATATGTTGGACATCCTTGAAGATAGTGTAGATGGTATGTCGTTTACCACCTTCATCATAGACTGCATAGAATCAAGTGCGTCTTTCATGTGGTCAGCGATATCCTTCATTTTATCCATCATGTCTGGCAGGTCTTGGAGAACATTAAACATGTGTCCGGCGTTTATTGTCAGCGTGCGGAATATTCTTTCTACGGCAGCCCTGTCAGCAGTACCCATTGAGGCCAGACTCATTGGGTTTGAAGGAGACGAGGCAACCAATTGGCTTACTGCACCATTGAAATCGAAGGTTTCTGTCGCTTGGAGAGGGAATGTGTATGATATGCTTTCGTTCATCTCACTGATTATTGTGTTTATGTGGCTATCTGCGACGCTTTTCCATGTGTCCATCGCCGATTTTATACCGTCTAACTTGGTCTTGATGTCGTTAATCATGTCGTTGGGTGTTGCGAAGGGAGTTGTTGTCCATCCTGATGGTGCTTTTGATAATATATCCCATCCTGAAAAATCAGTATTTAGGCCTGAAAATTCGTTTTTTAGACTGGTTGCCATGCTGTCGGTCTTATCAAATAACCATTTGAGGGGGTCTTTTAGATTGGTCTGTGCGTCTGTGAGTATCTTCTCCAGCGATTCGGATAGGTCAAAATCGTTAAACGGATATGGGAGAGGCATGTGCGGCAGCTCAAATACAGATGGCAGGTTGTTAAATAAGTCAGGTAGCGTATAATCTGCCCATGCTTGAGGGTTCTGGATGTTTAGAAGGTCTGATAGTTTAGTAATGCCTATAGTAGTTAGTTTGCTGTTTACCCAATTACCCCAGTCCTCCATGCTGGCTATTGATGGGTCCGGGGACCATGTTATATTCATGGTTGGGAGCGTTGACTGCTGCTGCATGTATGAGTTTATTGCAGATAAGAAGTCTGTGTTTGGATCTCCGAATATAGTCGCTCTATACCAGTTTTCCATATTGGTCTGGTTTCCGGGAGTGTCGTGCAATAGGGAATAGCCCCATTTTGCTATGCCGTCTTTTACACTTGCTGTTGTGATTGAAGGAATGCCGTTCGATGTGTAATCGAATACTGTGCCTGTGCTGTCTGTATAAGTGCCACCGCTTATGAAGGCGTTCATTATTCCTTTTATTTCTGACGGGTCTATGCTTCCTTCTACTGCCGTTGTTATGCTGTCTATGGTCTGGTGTATGTTCTTTAGGTCATTTGAGTTCTCTTGGGACTGCTTAACTGCTTCAAATATCTTCTGGAGGCCTGCAGTTGAGGACAGATATGCGAGAATCTCGCTCCTGCTGAACATCTGGTCTGCATTAAGGTCTTGCACTGGCAGATAGGCCTCTATGGTGTTGTAGAACTGTGTGATGTTGTAATCTACTACATTCGTTGGGTTTGCCCATAGTGATGGGTCTGTTGGTAACTGGAATGTAGTGCCGTCGAGGGCAATGTAGTAGAATTTTGCATATTGTGCTGATGGTATGCGTGTATAATTGAATTGTGTAGATATGCTGTTCAGTCGGGTGGCTGCGTTTTCAGAATCTATAACTCTGCAATATTGAGTAATGTCATCTGGGCTTGTATCCTCATAATGCACAAAATAGGAATTCGAGAATATGTAATTAAATAGGTCTGAAAACTCCTGTGCAGTCAGTATTATAGAGCCTGAGGAGTTGGTTTTTGGCATTCCAGTCGCCGGATCTAATTTGTTGTGATCCCTATACCATTTGTATTCTGCACCATAAGGGGTTAGATATGCTGCGTCTATGTCGTTTGCGTCGCAATTACAGTTGGGATCGCAATGGCCGAGTGTTTTGTACCATCCGTTATTAAAAAATCCATCGTTCCATTGTGTGTCAACATTCACTAATGGCCACATTCCGCCCGGTGGCGTTATTTGGTTGGTGTGGAGCATTGTATAAAGAGATATGGCTATACCATCTATGTATTTATCGCCGTTTAAAGCTGTTTTAACACTTCCAGCGCGTGTCGGCACATCTGCTGCCCCAATTGCATTTGGCGGCGTCTGCGGGTCTGTTGATATGATTTGTGTTAATGTTGATAGAAAACTGTCTGGGAGCGTCCCTCTTACGCTAACGAAGTCTGAGAGTAATTCCATAGGGGTCTTACCTGAAATGCTCCCTGTGGTCAGTGCTGCGCTCTGTATGGTGCTGATTAGGTTGTTGTCTGCACCCGGCAGTGTAGGATTTATCGATGACAATAATCCTGAGTGGTCCAATATGCTGTTATTTTCCTTCCATGCGTTTAATGCGCTGCCGATAGGTGTATTTGTGTCGTTTATTTGCGATGGTATGGCGTTTATGTCTCCGTTTAGATTAGTCAGTGCTGTGCCTACATCTGTGTCGTTGTATCCTATCTGGGTGGCGGTTAAACTGCTTAATGCTGCGTTTAAATCGTCTGTGTTAACATAATAGGTGGCCAGGAGATTGTTTATGTTGGATATGTCTGTATTCAGATTGCTTATTTCTGTATTTACTGTTTCTATGTCTGCTGATGTGGCATAAGAAGAGAGGTCTGTTATGGTTACATAGTTGTTGTTGATTAGATAGTCTGGCTTTATATACCCTAAACTGCTGACCCTCGTGTCTAAATCTCCTGCAGGTAAATAATCCTGAAGTATCTGGTTTAATTCGTTGTAATAAACTATGTCTGTTGGTAGAGATGTTAGGAATCCCTGAGCGTTTACCCATGCCTCTATTGTGTCTGTTTGATTGGATAGGGCGGTGGCCAAATCTGTGCTGGTTACATAAGAAGAGAGGTCTGGTATATCTGTCTTGAGGGCGTATTGGGATAGATCTGGGATGTCTGTCTTGAGGGCGTAATTTGATAGGGTGCCGGTTAATTCACTGTCAGTTACATAAGGTGTTAGGTCTGGAAGGTATTGAGATATGTTGGATGAGGTTATGAGGTCGCTTGGTATCTGTGGAATGTCTGATTTTAGGGCATACTGAGATAGGGTGCTGGTTAATTCACTGTCGGTTACATATGAAGATAGGTCTGGTATGTCTGTCTTGAGGGCATACTGAGATAGGTCTGGCAGGTATTGGGATATGTTTGATGAGGTTATGAGGTCGCTTGGTATTGTAGGAATATCGGACTTTAAGGCATACTGAGATAGGTCTGGTATCTGTGGTATGTCCGATTTTAGGGCATACTGAGATAAGTCTGGCAGGTATTGAGATATGTTGGATGAGGTTATGAGGTCGCTTGGTATTGTAGGAATATCGGACTTTAAGGCATACTGAGATAGGTCTGGTATCTGTGGTATGTCCGATTTTAGGGCATAC